AACAGAGTCCGAGCAGAACTCGAACAACTCCTTCGGCCAAGAAAAGACAAACTTCCAGCCAGCGAAACGATACCGCGAAGCGGGCGCCCGAAGACGGGCTTTTTTCTTCCAATCACCCAAGCGACGTCGATCGATCTTGCACGAGTAAGGTACCACCCTAACTCCAGACCAAGAATCGACGCGATCACGTGACAGCTGTGCAGCAGCCACGTTCAAGAAAGGAAAAAGCCTTGAATCGGGGGGGGGGGCAACCACGACCGGTTGCTCCCGACTCACACCACGTTCCTTGATCGGAGGCGCGTCAACAAGACACGCGACCCTGAACCAACGCCGCCGGAGAAGCTCAGCCCGCCACCGACGTGACAAGCTCGACAGAGAATCAAGGACTCCCCGAAGTGTGATTTCATACCTCATCATCTCGCAAACGATGCGCAAGCGCAACGAAAAACGAAATGAAGAAGTACCAGAGATCACAGAGTCAAGTATCCCACCCGGGACGCTTCGGCTAGGGCGAAGGAAAGACAGAACCGGTTTGGCGACAAACTGGTGGCGATGTCCGTCGTAGATAGAGCTGTTCAGCTCCATCCACCGGCGGGACACCCCTGTCTTCTCTTCGTTGACAACGAGTCCAAACAGCTCCGTTACGGAACGCCACCTCCCGAAGAAGGCCGCGTCACCGCAAAAGAGACAGTCGTCCCCGTTAATCCTAACCTTGCGTGGGTTATGATGTCCCTCTTCGATATCGCAAGCAATATCGAAGCAAGCCTTGTTGAGAAGGCACAATAATGGGAAACTGACCAGGTTTCCCATCATTGAGCCCCTCTTAATCGGGTGCTCGCCACCCGACCTAGACTTCCAACGAAGGTCATCAAAACTACCCAAGAGGACACTCCTCTCCTCCAACGTCAACTCAGGGCACTCGGAGATCTCATCAACGATCGCCCGAACGGCGGGATGATAGATAAAGTCAGTAGCGGATCGGTAATCCCCACTGATAATATCCTCATCCTTCCGACGATCGCCAAGGACAACCTCGAAGTCCTCCTTTCGTACATCCCCACGGACACACCAGCCGAACGAGCTGATGTGGTCGTAAAGGGCGTTATGAACAGGAGTCAAGACACGCTTAACCTCTGCGGACTGCATCGTTACGACACGATGCTTTCCCTTTGTCTTTGCCACACCTCTCCGAAGAAGACCCCAGTCACCTGAGTACTCCTCCACGGAACAAGCGAGCGTACCTCCCTCACGGGAAGTAACCTCATAACACCCCTGAACATCAGGGACATACTCACCAAGGTACGGGTCACCACCAAGCACCCGCCTCTCCCTCAACCTCTCACCCCATCCGCTGATAAGAACGCGAACCCGACTCCTAAGAGCAGGGACCGCGGCCTCACAACGAGCCAGGGAATCAAGGGAAACGTCACGAGAAACGTGAGCATCCCAATCCCTCCTAGCCTTTCCGGCAGCCACTTTATCGCAAGGTGGGCAGGAAGCATCGAAAAGCCTCTTGCAAGATTTAATCGCCATCCTAAGACGACGAAGAGATCGACCACCCCTCGGAAAACTAGCATCAACTAGCTTTGAAGCGACCACACCCCAATTTCTCTCTATTGTAGCGCAGTCCTTTCCTGTTACCAGGAAAGACACATCGGTCGGAATTCTAAATTCCTCGAGACAGATGTTGACTGCTCTATTGAGAGCAATTTTCAGGGACCCTGCTGAACAACAGCGGGCAGACCTGGACGATGAACCGGCGAAAGAGTCAGTCATCGAACAAGGGTACCTTAAG